TTATACCACGTCGTACCAGTGTCGCGCGACAGTTCCACCTCTCCCCCGAACACAACAAGAGTTCCTTGGAATACTGTATGAAAAACAAACGGTGAGTTACCTAACGCGACAATCTGCGGCGCATCTCCCTCCACCGGGGTGTTTACTCGAACATTTCCGTCTTTTTGCAACTCTCCAGCCACAAGCGCGACAACGGACTGACCAATGGTCAATAACGGTACGACTCCCGCCAGCGCTCCGGTTAGTATATTACCAACCGCACCTCCGACCCGAAGCCAAAGCTGGCGTAGGAACGCATACCAGACAAAGACAATCAACCCCGTCTCCGGCTCGACCAGCGGAGCAGTGACTTGAGGGAAACCAGCAGAGGTATTTGGTTGTCCAGTCATGTGTTTAACACAGTTCCTTCCACCCAGGCACCGTTCAGCGCCGCTTTCCCATTGAATGAATAGGAAAGTTCAAAAATCCTATCTCGGGCTTCGCCGAGTCCTCTCCAAGACGGTTGGGTACTGTACTGCCCTGGTGTTCCGTTTGTTTGAAGAACTGCGTTGCCGAATGTTTGGCCACGATCGTCGGACCAGCGAAGGGAGAGAGAGGGGATAGAACCGTCTGCGGGACCGTGGCCGGATTCGATGTCGGCAACGAATTGAAGGAAGCGAACGCGCTTGCCGTCCAAGGGCATTAATTGGCCATTTAGCCCCGGAAGCCCTTGAATATGGGGGAATGTACGTATGAATGAAATCGGGCCTGCCACGCCACCTACCGTGTCTTGCCAAACGTCCGTATCCAACGCATAAATCGTTCCATTCTCCCAATCCCCCGCCACATTCAACCCATTAATAAACGCTCCGCAATTCGTCCTATCCCTCGCCAGCTCCCCATTCGCATCCGTCCAGGCACGCTGGTGCCACATCTCGCAAGACGAGTCATACACCCAGGTCTGCCCTCCGGTTGGAAATGACAACACGTAAAAAACATGCCCGTCTTGCTGATAAGTGTAGCCAATTGCGTCGGAGATTGTCCCTTTTCGCCCCATTTGTTGGATGGCATACTCAATCGCATGGGTGCTGATACGAGAGCAGCGATATCCACTTCCTTGAAACACCACACCCTGCCCTTGCAAGTCTTGCCCAAGCCAGAACACTGCAAGATCCGCCTGAGCAACGCTATACGCAGCACAGCATCCATGCTCGATACTTGCGCCTGGAAGCTCTGCAAAAGGAAATCCAGAATTTCCCGCATCATACCAGATCTCGGACTTCAACGCGCCGAGAAGGAATAGTTCACGTCGGCAAACTGCGATGGAGACAATGTCATCCGGGTAGGACTGTTTTGTTCCATAATACAATCCATCAAACGTAAGTTCGTTGTTCAGCGTCGAACCGAATCCGTTTGTGTTGAGAATATTCCAGAGAAGGAATCCGTCGAGGTAATCAAGCTTTGTCGCACCTTGGAAGGTGCCGGTTGAGTCTGTTACAACAGCAAATACATTTGTTGCCATGACGATGGAGTAACTAAGTTCTGACCCATCAGCGAGCCAAATCGTCGTGCCGTTATCGATAAACGAGACAGGAGTGACCGCAGGGGAGGAAAGTTGGCCGAGAAGTGTTAGTACCCAGGTGATGGAGATGGAATAAACATTCTGCCCTATCACGCAATACCCGTTTCCATTACTCGCACGGTAGAGACCACGAACTGGCGCATGAGGCCCGTTGGCGAGAGGCCGAAGTCCTGGTCTTTGATAGTACGTTACAGGCACTGGTGCATCCTTGGGGTTCAGCTCAGGATACAGATTCACGCAGCGTTGTGCGTTAGCAATCACGCTGCGTGCTGAGTATGAACCACCAAGGAGGAGGAGACGGGACATGCGAGTGCCTTAACCGGAGATCATCTGTTTCCAGATACCAGCAGTGAAGCACTGGTACGAGGAAGCTTTGGTAGACGCTAAGGCAACGTGCGCAGCAGCGTTGCCGTTGCCATACGAGCCACTCGCGATGATCAAATCAGCAGCGCCGCCGTTGTTTTGATTCGCACCAACGCCCCAAACGTAAATGGTATTAGCCGTATTGTTGTCGATCTCGATTTCCATCCCAGGCAACGCCGGAGGGAGAATCACACCATCTGTTCCGCTATTCGTTGACGTATCAACAGAGTTAAATGTAGCGGTAAGTTGAGTCGCAAGTGCCAGTGTGGCAGTCACGCCTGCAGTGATGCCATTTGTGTATGATCCGATGGAATTGGTGAGAGCCAGCAAGTCTCCCCCGTCCACCAACCGAAGGCCAGGAACGAAAGACAGGAATTGAGAAACGAAAGAGGAAGCCATTTAATGTCTCCTTGTGCACCGAGGGATTAATAGAACTGATCTGAGAACACGTTGTAGATTCCGTTACGAACGAGTTCTCGTTGCGTCCGTAAACGGGAAATGGCTGTGTTGGCTCCTCGGATCGTTGCGAGGGCGTCTTTTGCTTGAGCTTGAAGCGTGTCCCCCGGGAACGACGGAATGCCGTATTTTTGCCGAAGGCGTAAAGCCAAATTCGTTACCATTGCCCAGTAGTACTCGTAAGGCAAATCAAAAAGCGTGGTGAGGGAAGTGAAGGACTGGAGTTGTTCCCGAAGACAAATATGCACCGCGTAGATGTTCGCTTGTGCAACTGGATAAACATGGAGAATCCCAAGCGGCCAAGCAGGATCGTAGAAACAGTACTGGGGGAAACTCACCAGTCCTTTAAGCGCGATTTTATTCCAATCCTCCATGGATGCGAGAAGCTCGAGCGGGTAGTCGATTTGATTCGGCTGGGACTGTGTGAGCTGCCGGAGGAAGTTGCCGTTCTCCAGTCTGTTTGGCCGGACTGAGCCAACACCAGTGTCAAACACCCCGCCCGGACCGACTGTGTAAGTCGCAGCGCCTGTACTGGTTACACCAAGATCCAGCAAGTGGTAAACAAGGAAGCGTTTTCGCTCCCACTGGGACAGCATCCAATTCAGTCTCGCGAGCGCGTCCGAGATGTCCTCCGCCAGTGGCGTCTGACCAACACCGATCGCTCCGCATTCCTTCAGCGCGGCTGTGCAAATATCCCCGGAAGAAGTTTTGGATTGATCGATGATGGTCATACTAGGCACCTTTCGCCACTCACCAGACGCTACGCGTCAGACACCGGACACCGAATGGTACTCGGTGTCCGGTGTCCTACGCGAGCTTAATCCCCTTCGCCGCCTGCGGAGCTGCTGCTGCATCCGCCTTCTCCTTGTCTTTGCTCGCCAGTTGCGCACGTAATTTCGCCAGCTCGGCCTCCAGCTCGCCCACTTTCTCTGCATCGGAGATCTCAGGTTCCACCCCAGCACCGGCGGCAACAGCCTTGCTCGGATGGTCGTGCCAACCTTTTGCACGAAGTGCCTTCTCCTCCGCTTCGTCTTTCGCCAGTTGCCAAATCAATTCCCGCTGCTCGCCAACAAGCTTCGGCCCCATCGGAGTGACGATTTGTTCCGCCGCGACAGTCACACGAAATTCACCCTTCGGATGGAAGAACATTCTCGGATAGCTAACCGGACCGGCGTACTCGGGGGAGAAAATATTCGCCGGATTGTCCTCGAACACACCCTTGGCTTCCATCACATCGAAGATCGTAAACGCTTTATGTCCTCTTGCCATACCACGTACTCCATTTGCCGTGCCTCCAGGCGCGGACTTTGTGAAAGGTTGCTACTCGTACCTGACACCCGGTCGAATCGAACTAGTGCTCAAACTTGGCTGCTCGGAGGGGGAGTCGCCTACAACCGAGGGGGAAGTCTCAGTATCAGCGCTCTTGCCATCTACTTGCAGGGAGGCACCACTTGTATCCGGCACCCCTCCGAGCAACTCTGACGTGCGCGCGAGTTGACGCTCTGCACGAATTCTTTGGCCAAGAGAAGGGCCGCTTGGCAACGGAGGAAAGTCGTCTTCGCAAAGCGAGATAATCATAGGCAAGTTTGGAACTCTCACCCCACCTCTCCCAGCGAACTGCGCCTCCAGTCCTGCATGGTACTTTGCCTCCGCGAGAGACCCGTACCAGCCAGGGCCGAGTTCCTCATAATCCCAATGCGAATTCACCACACGACCGCATGGGGAGGACTCGAGATGGTAAAGTACCCTCGGCCACTCACGAACTTGTTCTGCCGTCCCTTCTTCCAGGTGAAAATGATGGCCAAGGGAAGAAAGGCGAGTAAGTGCGGAATGGACTTCCGCGAGAGCAAGCTCAATCGTCCGCTGTGCTTGAGGGCGGTCAGGGTGAAGGGACGTGAGCTTGTCTCGTAGAAGTGGGTAGGTCATGGTAGGGGTTGTCCTTAGTTTGATCAGCAAACGTGGCCCTAGTCCCCAGGCACCAAACAATTTCTCATTCAGCACCTGGGGCTAGTTCGAGTTACAGAACGTCGGCCACGACGCAAGCCCATTCCGGTCTGATCCAAAGATAACCATACAAAACATCAAGGCGCGTTATAAGTTGATCCGTGCCAATGAAGTAATCCGTGACCATTCTCATGCTTACACCATCGAACTCTTCTCTCGCAGCTTCATGCACGTTCTTCGGCATCTCCAGATCCGCTGTGACCAACGTCACCGCTTCCGGGGCATACGCGAAGTTTTTGCGATACTGTACACTTGCAGCAAGACCGTTGGACGGATTGACAGCAGCGCCGGTCGCCGGGCTCACCGTCACAGTCTGGTACTGCACAGCTTGCCCACCGACACCGGCGACAATGGCGGGATAGATCGGAATACTCACCGCACCAACCGCGACGTTTGCCGTGACCGCAAACTGCCGAAGGCGTCCGGTGGATTGCTTCGTAATCCGGTTGACCTGATACACGCCAGCGATGGTAATGATATCACCCTGGTTAAGCGAGCCGGCAAGGGCATTCACAGTCAGCACAAGGCCGGTTTGATTCGCGCCATTGACCGTCGCGGAGCCCTGAGCCAGCGTCCCGGTGGTGTGCGTGATCGCCGTCTGATCCGACATCCAGATGAAGCCCAGCGCGTCATACATCTTACCGGTCATGTATTGCCGACCGATTTCCGGCGCCGGGTTGAGCAAACCACTCAGCGAACTCACCACACGAGCTTCGGTGTCGAGCGAGTTCACGATCTTCCGATTCGCGATTGGAGCCGAGTTGTTGCCCAGCTGCGCACCAGCTTGCAAGTACGTGGACGCGATCGGGGAAAGGATGTTGCTCGCCAGATCCTGGTTCGCCGAGAAGTTGCAAATCCCGCCTTCCGCCCCACTCATCACATCCACCGCGACCGCGCCGGTCAGGTTATTCACCATCGGAGCCAGCACGCGACGGGAGTAGTCGTCGAGAGACAACGTTCGATCGGCCATCGAGTACGAGACATCGACGTGCTTCTGTGTGGCAAGGGTCAAGGTCGTAGATTGTTCCGACGTGTCCTGGACGGACAGAGTCGGGCCGGTGGTCACGGTAAAGTCGTTCGGAAGACGAACGCGGAGTGTCGAGCCGATCTTCGCGCCGGTCACGGCGAACGAGTCATCATACTGCATATCCACGTTTTGGATAAAGGCGTTCGAGTTCTTCCAGAGGCGAACCGCCTCTCGAGCGATCATATTTATCGTCAGAAGGGAATTAGCCATTGTTCATCTCCTGCCCGCCATGGGGCGTTACGGGGAATTTCCCCTATGTCTGAGAGGTCTCCACCCTCTCGCGTGTGGGTTGCAGGCCCTGCCGCTACGCGGCCTTAGCATGGCGGGATGTAAAGACGAGCATCCTGACTCGAGCAACGCTAGACAGTAACGAAGGACTACCAAGTGAGAGAGCACTTGGGACTCGGACGAGGCTGAGGCAGCAACCAGGGACTGGAGTGTTTTACACTCAACACGTAAGCAAATTACCGTCTTTGCCTTGCAACTTCAGCCTCTCGCCGTTCCATCCAGGTCTTGGTTGAGAGTTGATCCGCGCGTTCCTTGTCGCCAGGAGTAATCTCCACATTCGCCGACCGGCCATTCCGCGAGACAGACGTGATCGGTCTGGGAGCATTGCTGATCTCTCTCGCAGGCCCTGCCCCGAGTGCCCGCTTCGCCATCTCAATGCCCATCTTCACCGGCGAAAGGGACATGATCCGCATCGCCTCGTCCGGGTCTTGCCCAAGTTCATAAAGCACCTTCGCACCTTCGCCCGTCTCAATCGCCGCATACACAAACGAGTTGTACGCCGCTGCTTCCTTCGGATCGCCCCCATCAATCAACGTCTGGAGGTTCTTCACACTCGAGTCGAAGTCTTTATACGCAGCCTTGCCCTTCGCAGCGGTGAGATTGCACGCCTCGTTAAAAACAGCAAGTGCAGTTTTTGCTTCCGCTTTGGCCTCCGCAGCAACTTCGACTGCGGCGGAAAACGAGGCCGGGTCAAGCGCACCAGCGGGAGCAGGTGTACCAGACGGCTCTGGCGTGGCCACCGGTGCCTTCGACTGCACCTCTCGCAACCTTGCCGTCAACTGGGCAATACGTTTGTCTCGCCAGTCTTGCTTCGGAGCCGGTTCGGGTTTGGCTTCCGGTTCGGGCTGCGGAGTAAGCTCGATTTTCGGAGCAGCTTCCGTCGCAGGCTCGACCTCCGTCTGTCCCTCTGCCCCTCCGCCCTGGCCTTCGGGAATTTCCACTCCCGAGTCTTCCGGCGGTGTTGTGCTTTCTTCAGTGTCTGGCGTTGCCATTTTGTCCTCCGACAATCTGCATTCCTTCCCCTACGCGGATCCGCCCACGTATTAAGGTAGCGTCTAATTCTAACGCTTCCATCACGCTCTCCTTAAACGTTTCGTCATATGGCCCGGTAAGCATTCCTGCAAGGATAGCCCTTGCATTTCCCACGCACTTCCCCCAGTTCCTCGCCACAAATCTCATCTCCAGAGCCTTCACCGACGCGCCTGGATTCTGCTTTTTCCAAACCGCGTACCAGTCATTCCGTGTCATCAACGCATCGTAAAGTTCATGCGCCATTGCCTGCGCGGTTTCCTTCACCAATCTATGTACATGTGCTGGCATTACTGTCCTCCTTGTGTGGGTGGTGTTCCCTTAGCTTGCAGTGCATTCCCGCCGCTGCCGCTAGGTACACTTGCTTCCTGCAACGTTTCCGAGTTGGCTTTCACCACGCCCTCCAAATCTACCCCACTCGTATCAATCCCAAGTTGCGTAAGCAAATGCTGCACGAGTTCCGGGCTCGACATCAACACATCCTTCATCGCCGCGAGTCTCTTCGTCTCCGCCTCGTACACGTCAATATCCCGCATTTCGTCCTTACCAACGAGCTTAAGTTGATCCTTAGCCGTGATCTGGAGAGCCTTCGTAAGACTTGCTTGCAGTGCTTGCACTTGTTGTCCCAGCACTTGCTCCTGCTGCGACGGACCTTGGCCAAGTGCCTGCGGCGGCACCATTCTCTTCAACCGCTGCGCGGCTTCAATTCCCTTCTCGAACTCCATACTACCCAACAACAGATCTCCGATAATTGGGGTGAGATTTGGTGCTTGAGTCAGGATAAGAGTCATTGCATCAACAGTCTCCTGCCTCTTCGTTCCATACGCCGGTCCCATATCTGCTTGTACGTCATATTCCCCAATGCCTGGATTAAAAATCCGCTTCACAACTTTCTGATCTTGCCCAAGTTTCTCCAGATACGCTTGCCGCGCAGATGGGTCGATTTCCAGCTCAATATCATCCTCTTCCTCGGATTGAATCAGCATAAGTCTCTTCGTGTCGTATACCTTCGGAATAAGATCAAGTATCTGCCTCCCGCAGTTCACAATCGCGTCACGAAAATTGTCATGAAAATGATACGTTGCCTTGTCGCCCTGCTCTTGCCTTCTCGAAATGGCCTCTCCCGTCCGCTCGTTCCCCATCATTCCCATTTGATTCTGCCATTGCCCTGATGTCATCATCATCTGGTTAAATGCTGTCTCCATGCCTGTTTGAAGACCTGGGCTTGCCGAAGGTGGTGGGGGCTTTGTCGGAGCTGGAATAGGCGTACCGTCCTCGTCAACATGCTTATACGGCAGCACCGAGTGGTTCTCCGTATTCGCCGAATTCCAATATGTCTCGAGTTCTTCAATAGCGGCTACTGGAGCGATCCACGGAGTCTTCCCCTGCATGGACACGAATTCAACCTGGCCAGATGCACTGTAATTGAACATTCTCTGCGCGTCCTTCATCGCGCGAGTGTGTCCTTTTCGGTCCAGTTGCCCGTCGATAATCGTCTCTTCCCCGATAACAGGAATCAACGGAATGTACTTCCCAGGCCAATCGGTCGAGTCAATCACTTCTTCCCCGGCAATGAGATACCACTCAATTTTCTCATTCCAAACAGCGCGGGTACGAGTTAGCGGGTCGTCCAGCAGAGCACTCACAACCTCCTTCGGGAGCAAACTACGTCTCGCCGTCTTCCTACCATGCGTGGCAGGATCGATGAACGAGATAGCTAAATCCTCCTCCCGAGTCTTCCGATAGTACTCACAAATTCTCACATGATCCGCAGCAAGAAGATCATTATCACCACTCGTATTCGCTCCGAGAGGCGAAAGACGTGCCTTCTCTGCGTACTGCGGATAATTTTCTCTAAACTCATCCTTAGCCATGATAGCATAAACAAACGCATATCGCATATCGCTCTTATCCGGCTGTTTGCAGTCCGGGTCACAATACACACTAAGCGGATCGAGGATTGCCTCGATGTAAATCTCTTGATCAAACGTATCCGGCCCTGCATAGTCTGTCTTCAATCTCCACCAGCCGATTCCGCCCTTCACCTGCCAGCTTCGTGCAAC